AGCCTGGTCTATCTCGACCCATCCGATGTGCTTCATATCCCCGGCTTGGGTTTTGATGGATTGGTGGGATATTCACCTATTGCTATGGCTAAAAATGCCATTGGACTTGCGATGGCTACGGAAGAATACGGGGCAAAGTTCTTCGCCAATGGAGCGGCACCCGGTGGTGTGCTGGAACATCCGGGAACAATCAAGGACCCACAAAAGGTAAAAGAAAGCTGGAACGCTGCTTATCAAGGTTCAACTAACTCCCACAGGGTGGCAGTGCTGGAAGAAGGCATGAAATATCAGCAAATAGGTATACCTCCCGAGCAAGCACAGTTTCTGGAAACGCGGAAATTTCAGATTAATGAAATCGCCCGTATTTTTAGAGTACCGCCACATATGCTGGCTGACCTTGAAAAAAGTAGCTTTTCAAATATCGAGCAGCAGTCCTTAGAGTTTGTGAAATACACTCTCGACCCTTGGGTAGTACGCTGGGAACAAAATATGTACCGTTCTCTCCTTATGGCAAGTGAAAAGTCTACTGTTTTCATCAAATTTAATGTGGATGGATTGCTTCGAGGTGATTACGTCAGCCGTATGAATGGCTACGCAACCGCCAGACAAAACGGCTGGATGAGTGCCAATGACATCAGAGAGCTTGAGAACCTTGACCGAATACCGGCGGAACTTGGTGGTGATCTCTACCTCATTAATGGAGCGATGACCAAATTAGAGGACGCTGGTGCGTTCGCAAATACAACAAGATTGGAGGAAACCCAATGAAGAAATTTTGGAACTGGGTAAAGGATGAAAAATCCGATGCCCGAACGCTCTACCTCGACGGCGTGATTGCCGAGGAATCATGGTTTGATGATGATGTCACCCCTAAGGCTTTTAAATCAGATTTATTTGCCGGCGAGGGTGACATTGTTATTTGGCTGAATTCACCGGGTGGTGATTGCATCGCAGCAAGCCAGATTTACACCATGCTTATGGATTACAAAGGCAAAGTGACCATCAAGATTGACGGCATCGCAGCATCTGCTGCCTCTGTAATTGCTATGGCAGGAACAACAGTGTTTATGGCACCTACTGCACTGATGATGGTGCATAACCCTTTGACGGTAGCCATCGGTGACAGCGAAGAGATGCAAAAAGCCATCGCTATGCTTTCAGAGGTAAAGGAAAGCATCATCAATGCCTATGAAATCAAGACTGGTTTGTCAAGGACAAAGCTTTCTCACCTCATGGATGCAGAAACCTGGCTGAACGCTAATAAGGCAATTGAACTCGGCTTTGCAGATGACATTTTAGAAGATGAGAAAAAGCGCATTCAGCAAGATGACTTCACCTATGCTTTCAGCCGTAGAGCAGTCACAAATTCGTTACTTGATAAGGTATGTCCCAAGAAAACCCCTGTCAAAAAAGGTATATCCGCTGATTCACTTGAAAAGCGGCTCAACAACATCATTCATTAATAGGAGGAAAAGATTATGAACAAGATTTTAGAACTGCGCGAGAAACGCGCCAAAGCATGGGACGCTACCAAAGCGTTCTTAGATACCAAGCGTGGCACAGATGGTTTGATTTCTGCTGAGGATGAGGCAACTTACAACAAAATGGAAGCTGATGTAATTGCCCTTGGTAAGGAAATCGACCGTTTGGAAAAACAGGCCATATTGGATGCGGAACTTAATGCTCCTATGGCTAATCCGTTGACAGGCAAGCCAACTAATCCCAAACTGGAAGGCAAAACCGGCAGAGCAACTGACGAATACAGGAAAGCATTCTGGAATGCTATGCGTACACGTGCCGGTGAGGGTCTTGATCCAGTTGTAAAAAATGCCCTTAAGATCGGCACAGATTCGGAAGGTGGATACTTAGTCCCTGACGAGTTTGAGAGAACTCTTGTCGAGGCATTGGAGGATGAGAATCTCTTCCGTAGGTTGGCTAAGGTTATCACAACCGCTTCCGGCGATAGAAAAATTCCGGTGGTTGCATCTAAGGGGACAGCTTCCTGGATTGATGAGGAAGGTACAATCCCTGAAAGTGATGACAGCTTCGGTCAAGTATCTATTGGAGCCTATAAGCTGGGTACGATGATTAAGGTTTCTGAGGAACTTCTAAACGATAGTGTATTTGAACTTGAACCTTATATTTCAAGGGAATTTGCAAGACGTATCGGTAACAAGGAAGAGGAAGCCTTCTTCATTGGCGATGGCTCTGGTAAACCGACTGGTATCCTGGCAGCTACAGGAGGAGCGCAGCTCGGTGTAACCACTGCGGGTGCTACAGCTATCACTCTTGATGAAGTGCTTGACCTTTTCTATTCATTAAAAGCACCTTATCGTAATAAGTCTGTATTCATCATGAACGACTCAACAGTAAAGGCAATTCGTAAGCTGAAAGACGGTCAAGGTCAGTACCTATGGCAGCCATCTATACAGGCAGGAACTCCGGACACTATTCTTAACCGTCCGCTTTTTACGTCTTCTTACGTGCCTGCTATTGAAGCAGGAGCGAAGACAATAGCATTCGGTGATTTCAGCTATTACTGGGTAGCCGACCGTCAAGGCCGTGTATTTAAGAGGCTTAATGAACTCTTTGCCGTTACCGGTCAGGTAGGCTTTGTTGCTACTCAGCGTGTAGACGGAAAACTGATTCTGCCTGAAGCCATTAAGGTTCTTCAGCAGAAAGCATAACGGAGGTACATTATGAGCTACAACACAAAGAATTACACCGAACAGGGCGGCGATAAAACCGTCATTGGCGGTGCGTTAGAGATTAAACAGGGAGCCTCGGTAACGGGGCTTCCTATTGCAGAGAATCAAGCAGATAGCACTGCTACCGATGTAGCAGGTCTTGTCGCAGATTTTAATGCTCTGCTTGCTAAGCTAAAAGCGGCTGGTTTGATGGCGGCAGACGAATAATCACTGGAAGGAGGCAGTCAGTATGACAACGGATAATCTTCTGCCTAAAGTAAAAGCAAACTTAATTATGTCGCATGATGCAGACGACGGCCTTCTCCTGCATTACATCAAAGCGGCTGTCTCCTATGCGGAGAGTTACCAACATGTCGCTGAAGGCTATTACACGGAAAACCCAATGCCACCTACTACGGAACAGGCAGTAATCATGCTGGCGAGCCATTTCTATGAAAGCAGAGATGGCTCAACGGCTGGTTTCTTTGCCGATAGTGTGCAAGCAGGTCAGCAGGTATGGAACACGGTAAACCTACTTCTACGGCTTGACCGGGATTGGAAGGTGTGAGATGAGTTTTGGGAAAATGAACACTTTCATCGATATCATCAGCACAGTACCTGTCAAGGATGCGGAAGGTTTCGCTAAAAAAGGTGATAACATACTCGCAAGCTTAAGAGCTTATAAGGAAGATAGACACGGCAGTGAACGATGGACGAATATGGCCTCATTTTCCACTGCATCGTCACTGTTTCGGTTTAGGAAAATCTCCGGACTTAAGGTTACAACCGAAATGGTCATAGTATGCGAAGATGGAAGATACCAGATTTTAAGTGTTGAAGATGTAAGAGGCCGTGGAATGTATATTGAGGCTTTGGCAGAAAAGCTGGAAACAACTGTGAGGTGATGGGTATGGCAAAAGTTAATGTAAAGATGCCGGAGGAATTTCTCTTAAAGGTATCCCGGTTAGCTGACCAGACGGATGTAATTCTCCCTAAGGTTTTAGAAGCCGGTGGTGAGGTGGTGCTGGATAAAGTCAAAGGAAATCTGAGAGATATGGTTGGTAAGGATACAAAATACCCATCAAGGAGTACCGGTGAGCTTATATCTTCTTTAGGACTATCAGATGCAAAGCAGGATAGAGACGGCAATTTCAATGTGAAAGTCGGTTTTGCAGAACCAAGGTCTGATGGAGAGAGCAATGCTAAAATTGCAAGCATCATTGAATATGGAAAGCACGGTCAGCCTGCAAAACCTTTCTTGAAACCGGCGAGAACTGCATCCAGGAAATCTTGCACCAATGCGATGATAGCCAAGCTGGAGGAGGAAATCAGTAAGATATGAATATTTTAGAAGAACTGAATACCCTCATAACCGCTATATCGCTCCCTGTGGAAACCGGAGTTTTTTCTGATTTGGCACCGGATGAGTATGCCGTGATAACCCCACTTTCAGATATCTTTGAAGTCCATGCGGATAATCGCCCCGGCTTTGATGTGCAAGAGGCACGGATATCGCTGTTCTCAAAGAATAACTACTTGGAGCGGAAAAGGCAGCTCACAACGGCTTTATTAAATGCTGAGTTCACAGTGACCGAACGGCGATATATCGGACACGAGGATGATACCGGATATCACCATTATGCCATTGATGTGGCAAAAAATTATGGATTGGAGGAATAACATATGGCAACTATCGGTCTTGATAGACTGTACTATTCAAAAATAACCGAAGATTCCAACGGCGAAGAAACCTACGCTGTGCCTTCGGTGCTTGCCAAAGCCATCACCGCTGAACTTTCGGTAGAGCTGGTTGAAGCAATTTTATATGCGGACGACGGTGCCGCAGAAGTGGTAAAAGATTTTAACAGCGGTACCCTTACCCTCGGCGTGGATGACATTGGCCCAACTGTCGCGGCAGATCTAACCGGTGCATCCACTGACGATAACGGTGTACTGATCTCCGCCAGTGAGAATGTAGGTACACCCGTTGCTGTGGGCTTCAGAGCGCAAAAGGCAAACGGAACATATCGCTATTTTTGGCTCTATCGCGTGAAGTTCGGCTTACCTGCGACCAACCTGCAGACAAAGGCGGATTCCATTACTTTCTCTACACCAACCATAGAAGGAACGGTTATGCGCCGTAATAAGTTGGACGGCATGGGTAAGCACCCCTGGAAAGCTGAAGTCACAGAAGGTGACGCTGGTGTATCTTCTGGTACTATCACCGGTTGGTTTACTGAAGTTTATGAGCCGGTCTACACACCGGAGCCGTAAGGAGGAAAACAGATGGATAATGATAGAAGCGCCGCAATCAATAT